TTGGGTCAGTGGTGATTACAAGAATGCCACCGATCAACTCAACATCCATTGCACGCTCGAGTGTGTCGAATCAATTCTCCGCGTCTTTCGACTGCCGGAGGACTTCGAACACGGCCTCGATGGGGTTGCCGTTCATTACTCGAAGAAGGAAGTACAAGGGCCTGATGGCCGATGCCTTCCCGATGTAATACGTCAACAGAACGGACAGCTCATGGGCCATCCATTGTCCTTTCCGATTCTCTGCACAATCAATCTTGCGGCTCTCAAGGCTGCATTGAAAGAAGGTGTGAAGAGGTCGATCCTTACTCAAGATGAATCAAAATTCATACTCCAACACACGAAAGTGAATGGGGATGATATTTTGTTTCCATGCCCGACGGGGTTTGTTCCCCTTTGGGAAGCGACGACCGCAAAGGTCGGTCTGCATCTCAGCGTTGGAAAATCCTACGCTTCCCGGCGTTTCGCGATGGTGAATAACGTCATGTTCGACATGATCAACCACCGGCGCCTGGGTTACCTTAATCAGAAGTTGATTTTGAATCACTGTCTGAAAACAGGTGAGGCAGAGATGTCGCCACTTGAGATTGGAGAGGCCTTCAATCGGATGTTCGAATCCTTTCCCTTTTCACAACAGTTCTTGACCACTTGCGTGGCGAACCGACGTGATCTTCCAATCCTTGGCTATCAGCCAAACTTCTTCATTTCTTGTGCTTTAGGCGGTTTCGGGATCGATCCCAAATACGCGAAGGGCGAGCTTTACGCTACGCCGGTCCAGCGGCTTGTTGCTGCTGCTATCGCAGAGGGACAGATCAATCCGTTCCTCCTGCAACACAAGATTCCCGAAAAGGGGACTTTGAAAGAAGCTTTGAAGCGGATGCCAAAGATTCGATTGGATACCCAGGCAGACCTGCTTACGCGGGTTGGGTGGGCAAGGGATAATGGACTCGAGGACAAGTCGAATTACTCGCGATGGATTGGGGCACTCAGTGACCCCTCAACTGTCAAGGAAAAGTCGGTATGCAGAATCAACATCCGCAAACTGACCTCAAAACGGAGTTCGTTGAAACCAATGAAAATGGACAAGGTCTTTTCGACCGAGCCATTATTGATCTTTCCGACTCTTCCACCCATGGTGGATCCGTTTGAGTTACACTACGAAAATCAAACTCGTAGGCCTTGGCAAGTTGGTTTATCCAAGAGCGAGCTTCGACACAGGGCAGCGGTTGATGCCGCCTTCGCTCTGTTGATGGGAGTACAGGAAAACAAATATGGACGCTGGTCGTTCGCCGACGAAGAACTGGGAGACTTTGCCAACGAGGCACGGTATCTCTCGGATCCCGAAGACGAATGATAGCACCCCCGACCGGGGCCCTGAGTATTGGCGTAAAACTGCTCGATTCTGATGTGTCCACG